GGCACGAGTGTGACGGTGGCCGACGTTCTCCCGGCGATCGCAAGCGAGATCGAAAAGCAGGTTGCGGCATTGCCGGTACCGAAAGACGGCGCGCCCGGCACGAGTGTGACCGTGGCCGACGTTCTCCCGGCGATCGCAAGCGAGATCGAAAAGCAGGTTGCGGCATTGCCGGTACCGAAAGACGGCGCGCCCGGCAAGTTGCCGATCGTTCGGTCATGGACAGACAGGGTTCACCGCGAAGGGGATGTTGTCACGTTTGATGGCGGCACTTATCAAGCCGGCCGCGACACCGGCAAACAACCTCCGCACGAAGACTGGCTCTGCCTCGCGGCACCGGGAGCAAACGGCAAAGACGGTCGCTCGATCCGTATTCGCGGCACACATGACGCGGAAGAAAAATACCTCGAGCTCGATCAGGTAGCGCTTAACGGCGCTTCTTTCACGGCGAAGAAAGACGATCCCGGTCAGTGCCCTGGTGAAGGCTGGCAGCTCAGTTCCGCTCAAGGCAAGACCGGCCGTCCAGGTGAACCGGGCAAGTCGATCAAGGGCGATCCCGGTAAGTCTGCTGCTGTTGTTCGCGGCGAAGTCAATCAAGACGGACTTCTGACGCTCGAGAACGCAGACGGATCGAAAGTTGAAGTCGATTTCTATCCTGTGCTTGCGAAGGTTGTATGATGCAGCCGCCGGTCCAGATTATTCCTCCAACTTATGCGGTTGTCTCGCTGGAAGAAGCGAAGCAGCATTGCCGCATTGATGCGGAAACGACCGACGAAGATTCTCTTGTCGAGGGTCTCGTTAATGGTGCCACGCAGTACCTGGAGAAAATTCTAGGATTTGCGTTTGTCATTGCAAACTGGCGGCAGGACTTTTCTGAGTTTTCGGATTGTATGCGATTGCCGCTTCGTCCTGCCGTTCCTGAGTCAGTCGTCATTACCTATCGCGATGAAGACGATGCAGAGCAAACGCTTTCCTCTTCGGTTTATTCCGTGATTGCAGACGAGCACGGACATTATATCGAATTGAATGACGGCGAGTCGTGGCCTTCGACTTTTACACGGAACGATGCCGTTTCGGTTTTCTTCGATGCCGGCAATGAAGTAAGCGATGTTCCTGATCCGCTTAAGATTGCCGTCAAGCTACTGCTTGGCGCGTGGTACGAGAACCGCGAGCAGACGGTCATTGGCGTGAGCGTTTCTCAGCTGCCAATGAGTGTCGCTGTTGAGGCGATTATTTCACCCTATCGCCAGATCAATCTCTGATGGGTGCCGGAAAGCTTGACCGGCGGCTGATCATTCAGCGCAAGTCGGTGACAGAAAGTACTTCGGGCGAGCCGATCGAGACGTGGTCGCCGCTGGCGACAGTCTGGGCGCAGCAGCGTCCCAACCGCGGGGCGGAACGGTTTTCAGCGCGTCAGCTTGTTGGCGAAGCGGTGATGACATTTCAGATGCGCTATCGGGCCGATCTCGCGTTAACCGTGCAGGATCGTATCGAATACGAAGGCAAGCTGTGGGACATCAAGGACATCCGCGAAATTGGGCGTCGTGTTTTGCATGAAATCGACGCGACGGCGCGGGCAGACTCATGAGCCTCAAAGACATCCGCCCGGCGCTGGTCGAGTTTTTATACGGCGACGCGACGATTTACTCGATCGTCGGCGGCGACGTTACGAAGGCGAACGGCGGCAGGCGGATTGATCCGGGTCGCGTCCGTCAAGGAATTACGGCACCGAGCATCGTCTATAACGACATCTCGGCGCAGACCGGCTTGCACAACGAAGGCTCTGACGGGTTAGCCAGCATACGAATGCAGATCGCTGCCTGGGCGCAGACGGCAGATGCCGCCCAGGCGCTGGCGCTTGCGATCAAGGAACGGCTGCACGGCTATGCCGGCTTGATGGGCTCTGGCGCCGCAGAAGTGAACGTGCTGCTCGTGCGCTTCGACGTGTGGCGCGATCAGGACGACGAGGTGGCAAATCTGCGCGGCAAGGTCGCCGATTACTTCGTCGATTACGATGAATGACAAAGCAATTTTTCAAGATCGAGGGCCTGAAAGAACTCGATCAGGCGCTGGTCGGACTTGCTGAAGAGTTTCACCCGCGCAACGTAAAGAGTGTGCTTCGTGGCGCCTTGAAGGACGGCGGCAAGATCATTGCCGATGCTGGCCAAGCGAATGCGCCGCGCGAAAAAGGTGAACTCGCTGAGTCCTACACAGTCGGATCAAAGCTTTCGCGGCGGCAGAAACGCTTGCACAAGAAAGAAAGCCCGCTCGAAGTCTTCGTTGGTCCCACACCGCACGCGAAATCCGTGCAGACAGAATTCGGTAACGCGCACCAGGCGCCGCATCCCCACCTTCGTCCTGCCTGGGATAGCAACTGGCAGCGCGTGCTTGATGTGATCATCAGCCAGATAAAAGAACGCCTTGAGAAGACCCGCGCGCGCTTGGCCCGCAAGGCCGAACGTGACGCCGCAAAAGCCAAGTAACGAACCAAGTAATCGAATCCCCAAACCCGCCGGGGGAAATCGCGGGATATCCCAACTTCATCCAGGAGACTCGCGATGAGCGCAACCGGAGCCGAACTCGGCTATGGCATGTTGCTGAAGATGCTGACCAGCACAGGCCCTGACGTTTATACAACTCTAGGCAAGCAGCGCGATGTGCTGCCGGCCGATGGGTTCTCCGTCGACATGGTCGATGCGACCCACAACGAAAGCGACAACGCAACCGAGGAAGTCATTCCCGGTATCGTCCGCACGAAAGACATCACGCTGTCGATCGAATACAATATGAACAGCGCGACCGTGCAGCTCATTCAGGCCGCCAAGCGCGTGCTGAAGACCTTCCGCACGGTTCATCCGACCGGCAAATATATCCAGTGGCAGGGCTATGTAACCGACTTCGAAGCCGAAGCGCCGACCGAAGACAAGCAGATGGCGACTCTTTCGATCAAGCGCTCGGGTGTGGCCACGGCTTACGCGGTCGCGGCTCCGTCGAACTCGGTGCTTCCGGCGATCTCTGGTCTTCTGGAAGTGGCCGCGGTTCTCACCGCCTACGAAGGCGTGTGGGCGAACGAGCCGACTTCCTACACCTATCAGTGGGAGAACGCCGGCACGCCGATCGGCGGCGCCACCAGCAGGACTTACACGGTCCAGGCAGGTGACGCAGGCGACCTCATCACCGTGGTCGTCACCGCGACCAACGCGCATTCCTCTGTCACGGCCGAAAGCGCCGCGGTCGAGATCGGCGCGTAATGCCGAACCAGCACAAAGGCGAAGTGGCATTCGATGCGGATGGCAAGCAATACACGCTGCGCTATTCCATCGATGCCATCTGCTGCCTAGAAACAGAAACGGGGAAGGGCATCGTTGCCCTTCTTTCCCAGTTTGAAGACGCGGAAAAGATCACACTGACGCTAGCGCGCCAGATGATGTGGGCCGGTCTTCGCGAGCATCATCCGGAAGTCACCGTGAAGGAAGCCGGCGAACTCATTCATGCCGCCGGCGGGTTGATGAAATTCATTGATATTCTCAATGAGTCGTTCGCGGCCGGGTTCGGCCGCGAAGAGGGTAAAAAAAACCCTCGGAAGGCGGGCGGTCAGAATGGGACTGGCCCGCGCTCTACCAGACCTGGGCATCGCTCCAACGCCCGCCCGACGACTTCTGGAAACGAACGCCGCGCGAGCTGAACTTAATCCTCGCCGGCGAACAGGAACGCGCCGAGCGCACGCACAATGAGCGCGCGTGGGCTGTCTGGCACATCGCGGCACTGCCGCGGATGAAAGCCTTTCCGAATCTCGAAAAACTCATGCATCGGCAGAACAAGTCCAAGCGTGAGATGACACCCGACGAAATGTGGGCTGTCATGGTGCCGATCACGTACTCGAAGAACTGAGGTCTCTATGGCCGCTAACGCAGTCATCGGTGCACTTCGTGTCATTCTCGGCGCGGATACTGCCGCGCTCGAGAAGGGACTGAAGCAGGCGCAAAGCAGCCTCGACAAGTTCGGGGAGAATGTCGCGCGCACAGGCCTTGCGATGGGTGCGGCTCTCGCGACGGCTCTTGCCGGCGTTGGTCTCGCTGTCAAAGGAGCGATCAACGAAGCCGACAAACTCGGCAAGATGGCGCAGTCCGTGGGCGTACCGGTCGAGGAATTGTCGCGACTGAAACATGCGGCGGACCTGTCCGGCGTTTCGATCGAAAGTCTCGGGAAGGGCTTCGGGCGGCTTTCCAAAAACATGATGGAAGCGGCGACGGATGCAAAGGGCACCGCAGCCCAGGCGTTCGCCGCGATCGGTGTTTCGGTAAAGAACGCCGATGGCACACTGAAGAGTTCTTCGCAGATCATGACCGAGTTGGCCGGCAAGTTTGCGGTCATGAAAGATGGCGCCGGCAAGACTGCTCTGGCGATGGCGTTGTTCGGTCGCGCCGGCGCTGAGCTGATCCCGATGCTCAATCTCGGCAAGCAGGGCTTGGCCGAAATGTTGGCCGAAGCGGACGAGCTCGGCATCGTGATCGACGGCAAGACGGCTCGCGCTGCCGAAGCGTTCAACGACAATCTTACCCGGATGAGCAAGATCACCAGCGGCATCGCCATGAAGGTGACCGCCGAAATGCTTCCGGCGTTTCTGCAATTCAGCCAGGTGCTGCTCGATACTGCCAAAAATCAAGAATACATGAAGATGGCGGCGGAAAATCTAACGGCGTTTCTTCGTGGCGCGGTCGAGGTCGTTCTGACGCTGGCTGTTACGTTCAAGCGGCTCGGTGCGGAAATCGCAGCGACTTGGGAAATGCTGAAGCTGTTCGCTTCAGGTGAGTTTTCCAAAGGTCTGGAAGTGTTCAAAAACGCCGGCAAGGATACCGAACTCGCGTTCGCGAACCTTCGGACCTTCATCGACAAGTTTTATCAGGACGCGCAGGCAACCGCCGCGGCACAGGCTCCGAAGATCGAACAGACGATGGCCGCGCCTTTCATCAAGGCGGCGAAGGTCACAAAGGACGCGCTCGACAAGTTTCTGGAGTCGCAGTCGAAGAAGCAGGCCTCGATGCAGGCCGACTTGCAGACGATCGGCCTATCTGAAGGCGCGCATCAGCGGCTGAAAACTGTTCTGGAAGCCGAGGCAATCGCCAAGGCGAACAACATCACGATCACCGACCAGCTTCGTCAGAAGATCAACGATTCCGCTACATCGACCGGCATGCTTGCCGATGCCCTTGAGCAGACGAAAGAGCGCTGGTCGGAGTTTCGCGGAGCCGTGCTGCAGGTTCGTTCTTCGCTGGAAAACGCATTCGTCGACGCAATCATGCAGGCAAAGTCCTTCAAGGACATTATTCGATCGCTGATTTCCGATCTCGCGCGTATGGCCGCGCAGCAAGCGTTCCGGTCGATGTTCGGCGGGCAGCTTGCCTGGAGCAATGCGGCCGGTTCGGCTTTCAATGGTGGCGGCGGAATTCTCGGCGGCATCGGAAAGCTGTTCGGCTTCGCCCAGGGCGGCTCGTTTCAGGTCGGCGGCTCAGGAGGCATCGACTCGCAGCTCGTTGCGTTCAAAGCCTCTCCGAATGAACGCGTGAGCATCACGAAGCCCGGTCAGGACATGGGTGGCGGAATTACAATTCACCAGACCATCGCTCCTGTGTTTCATCCCGGTATGACGCCGACCGACATGGCTTCGATCCGAAGCATGATGAGTACGGTTAGTGAGCAAACCAAAGCCGACACGATCAACCTGATCCGGGGCACGATGGCGCGCGACTCCAGGGCCTTCGCACTGTGACAGTTTATTCATGGCCGCAGAGCTTAAGGGGTGTGGTCGAGAGCCGGTTCTATCTGCGCGCCGCAAATCTTTCCTCGACCTCGCCATATACCGGCCAGCGCTCGGCCTACGGTCCGACGACCCAAATCTGGGTTGCCGAACTCACGTTTCCGACGATGCAGAAGAATGACTGGCGCTCACTTTCCGGCTTTGTTTCGCGGCTCGATGGTATCTCCGGTCTGCTGCGAATGCCCGACGCCTTTCGTCTGAAGCCGATGTTCAACGAAGAGAACGCTGCAAACATCACCGGGTTTTCGGACGACACGATGTTCAGCGACGGTATGGGATTTTCCGAAGGGCTTGTTCCGGCCTTTTGCGCGGTCGCGGAAGCGGCAACGGTCGGCGCCGACTCTATCGTGCTTGAAGGGTTGCCCGTGAGTACGAGCAATATCCTGCGGAGCGGGGATCTGATCGAGGCGCTTCCGAACGGTCAGCAAACTGCATTCGGGAATCTTTACGAAGTCGTTGGTCAGGCGAATTCTGACGCTGATGGCAAGACTCGCGTTTATATCCGCCCGCGGCTTCGTCAGTCGTTCGCGATCGGCGACCAGATCAAGACGATCGATGCGACTTCGGTGTTTCGACTGGCTTCCGATCAGGAAGGCATCATGAGCCGCACGATGCCTGATCACGGTCGGCTCGGGCTTACCCTCGTTGAAAAGCTGCCACAGTAATGTCGCTCCACGATCCAAAGATGATCCGCGCGCTCATGAAGGGCGCTCACCCCGCAATCCTGTGGCAGGTAGATCATCCGAACGGCATGGACTTTTGCTGGTCCGGAATCGGAACGCTTCGATACGACGGCAACGACTACAAGGGCATCGATCGCTTCGGGCGCGTTTCGCAGCCGGAAGAAAGCGCCGACCTTGCGATCAAGCAGGGCACGCTGGAGCTGCGCGGCGTCCCGCCTGAGCAGGCGGCCTATCTCAATACAAATATACGCAATCGCAGCGCGGTCGTTCTCCTGGCTGCGGTCGTGAACCAGCAGGTTATAGGCACTCCGTTCGAGTTTCTCCGTGGGCGAATGGATTACATGACGATGCCGGTCGGTGAAGACGGCACGGTCACGATCAGGGTGAGCCTTCGTATAGGCTTCTTCTCGATCGAGCGCGCGCAGGAAAAAGCCTGGTCGCACGAACAGCAGCAGGAAGACTATCCGGGGGACACTGGCATGTCGCTCATGTCCTCGCTCGTGGACAAAGAAATCAAGTGGCGCCTCTCGTAACGCGCCAACGAATTGCAGAAGAAGCAAAGAGGGCGATGGCCACGGTACACTTGAGGAAGTGGCCGCTCGAAAACTGCGTTGTTTTCTCTGCTGATATTTACGTTGCGGCCGGGTTCAGTGATCCGATCAGGAACTACCGCGGGCGCTACCAGACAGAAGATCAGGCTTACGAGGTCATGGGCCTGTTCGGAATGCACGGTCTGCACGTCCGCTGCGCTCGACTGATGCGCTGGCCGCGCATCGCCTGCGAAGAAGCGCAGGACGGGGACTGGGGGCTCAATCAAACCGAGATGGGTCCGTCTTCCGTCATTCGATACGGCGGAATGTGGGTTGGAAGCCGGGAAGGTGGGTTCTCGGTGAGCCGCGACGAAAACCTGATAGCGGCCTGGAAGGTTCTCTAAATGCCGTTCATCACCGCCGCCATTGCGCTCGTTGCTGAAGTCTTCGCCGTCGGATCGTTCATAGCGGGCGGCGCCGGCTTAGGCGCTCTGACAATAGGCGGCATCGGCATCGGGCAGATAGCGCTGACGGCCGGACTGTTCGCACTCAACTACGCATTGACTCCGAAGAACAAGGCGACGGTCGGTGCAATCAATGATCCTGGTACTCGTGGCAACACGAGACAGGCCATCCCGCCGCAGCGATTTCTATACGGCACGGTGCAGGTTGGCGGCGCGATTTGCATTCTGGACGATTCACAGCCGCCATCGCTCGTCATGGGCTTGCTGCTATGCGCGCGGAGAATTGACTCCGTCGTTTCTGCGAAGATTGGCACGAACACAGTCACCTTCGATGCCGACAGGAAGGCGCTGAACTCACCTTATCGTGTTGGCTCAACTGCGTACCTTCGCGGGTCGTTTCGTCTGGGTACTTCCGATCAGGCGATGGACCCAATTCTGAAGGAGATGTTTCCGACGCTGGGCGTCGAAGACGGCCCTGTCGATACGTTCCTTCAGTCCGGTCATGCCACTGCAGTTTTCGAGTTTGTGTACGGCACCGATCGAGAACATTTCGAGGCGCTTTGGGGTCAGGTCGCAATTCCCAATCCATTAGTTCTCGTCAAGGGTTCGCTGGTCTATGACCCGCGCGACCCGACGCAAGTTGCAGACGACGCAAGCACCTGGAAGTGGAGTGACAACGCGACGTTGATCCAAGCCGATTGGGCGCGTCATCCTGACGGCGTGGGCGAGAAGGCTGAAGACGCCGATTGGGAAAAGATTGCGGAGAGCGCTGACTACGACGACGAACTCGTTGCGCTGAAAGGTAGTGGCACCCAGAAGCGCCACACCATCAACGGCGTCGTAACACTCAATCAGTCGCCGCGCGATGTGATGGAAGCTCTACTCACTGCAAACCGCGGCTCGCTCCGCAGATCAAAAGGCCGCTGGTGGATTGAAAGCTCAAAGCCTCGCGATCCGGTAGCCACGATCACCGACAAGGACATTGTTAGCGGTTTTGACTATCGCGACCGGCGCCCTGTCAAGGAACAATACAACAAGCTTCGTGGAAGGTTCATTGCTCCTGAGCGTGACTATCAGGAAGCCGATGGACCGATTCTGGATCGTACCGATCTTCAGACCGAAGACGGGGAAATTCTTGAAACGACAATCCGTGCGCCTTTCACTGATACACACCAGGCGCTTCAAAGAATGGAGAAGCAATTCCTTCTCGAGAGCAGGCTCGGAAAAAGGTGGTCGGGCTCAGTCAGGCTGAGACTGCTTGGCCTCGATGTAGGAAACGCAATTCGGATTTCCTCGAAGATTTGGCCGCAGATCAACGGCATTTATATGGTCGAGAACTGGGGTTTCGCGGACGATTTCTCCGCGATCCGGCTTCAGCTTCGCGAATACGACAAGACAATTTCAACGAACTGGAATCCTGAGACTGACGAGCAGGATTATGAACTGCCGGAAATTGAAGCAGCATGACCGTACATGACGCCCTAGCAGCAGTCCCGACTTCAGCGTCCGGCGATCCGGTCGTGAAGGACCTGCTGCACAATCTTCTGATCGAGCGCTATCCTTATGTGTTCGAGGATAGTGAAGATCCCGAGGCGTTCGATGCGGTCGACGGAGAAACGGGCGCTATTCCGGTTGCCCTAGTCTTTCAGGGCGGGCTTTTCACGTTAGATGTTGCCGACACCACGACGGCGCACGACGGTGTGGTCTGCCTAGTTACGAATGACGGGAAAAGGTACAAACGAGAAACCGTTGACTTCGATGTGAAGTCTGTTCTCGACAAGGATGTTGTCGATCCACCCGCGCCGACGGACGATCCCGCTGTTGCCTTGGGCGATCGGTACATTGTCCCTGCCGGTGCTTCTGGCGATTGGGGAACGCACCCTGAAGACATTGCAATCTATACCGCTCGTGGATGGGTCTATATCGAGGCGAAGATCGGTCAACTGCTCTACGTCGAAGACGAAGAGAGTTACTACCACTTCAGCGCAGGCGGAAGCTGGGAGCCAGGCATCGGACAATCCGCGCTCGCGAATAACAGCATATTCTCTAATCACGTCCTTGGCGGTCGCACCCATTGGGTCGTCGTCAATCAAACGACGAACACGCCTCCAGTAACACCGTCATCCGGTGATGCATACATCGTTGGAGGGTCTCCGACGGGCGCATGGGCCGGCCACACCGGAAAGATCGCTATATATTCTGGTTCTGCTTGGCTGATCTTCGCGCCGGTCGAAGGCTGGACTGCATACGATCAGGCTCTGAATGCCACATACGTTTATTCGGGAGCTGCCTGGGTTTCTCAGCGAGGCTCGATCATTGCGGCCGGCACAACGGGATGGATTACGGACCCAACTACTACAACCGGCGGCACCGGCAACTATGCCTGGAGCGCCTCAAGCCCACCCACGACAGTTACAGCTTATCAGCGAGATGATGGCGCGGCGATCACTATTGCCGTTGTGGCCGGCAGGCGCATTCGCTTCAAATATGAATGGACTCAGACGGCGGCGGCTACCAGAGAAAGCGCCTTCGGCCTTATGCGCGGTTCGGAAGCTGCCGCTATCGATCACAGTGGTTACATCACTTCGCTCACGGCCTACTACGCATCGGTCTCTTTTGAGTGTACGGCCGTCGATGGTGCGTCTCACACTTATCGCGTCGCGAATTTTCAGTGGGGCACTGGTAGCAGCTACCCGTTCCCGCCGAAGAGATCGCGACTCTCTTATGAGGTCTTCGACTGATGGCTGGCGATCCGCATCCAGTATTTCGCAATAGTGTCCCGGTCGATAAGTCCGAGGCGCGATCCTATATTGCTCTCCGCTTCGGCACGATCGATGAATTGCGAGACGCTGACGGATCGACCTTCTGGGTTGTCTTCATTGACGAATTAAATGCGTTCTTCGAGCGATCAACGACTGACACGACAAGTGCGGACGATGGAGAGACCGTCATTATTGATGCGAACGGCGCCCGCTGGCTTCGCGTTGGTGGTGGCGATGTGGAGGGGCCAGACGGCGGCGTAACGGACGGCAACCCAGTTGTGTTTGATGGACCATCTGGAAAGGTCGTCAAGGAAGCGACCCCGCTTGAACTGAAGACCACGTTGGACCTTGAGAATGTCGACAACACTTCTGATGTGAACAAGCCTGTCTCAAGCGCTCAGCAGGCCGCGCTCGATCTCAAGATTCCTCTCACATATATGGATGTCGATGCCGCCCTGGCGGCGAACAGCGACACCAAGATTGCAAGCCAAAAGGCGGTCAAGTCTTACATCGATGCGCTCGCGCTAGTTGTTTCAGGCGCGCTTATTTTCAAGGGCGCGTTCGATGCGTCCGCAGGTTCATTTCCAGGCACCGCTGGCCGCAAGACCGGGTGGTTCTATCGTGTCAGCGTGGCCGGTACCGTTGATGGTGTTTCCTTCACCGTTGGCGACGATCTTTATGCGATCGTGGACACCGCATCGACTTCAACCTATGCCGCGAACTGGCTGAAGATTGAAGGTGCGCTGACATCGGCAGAGATCATCGCAGCGCTTTCTGCGAACTCAATCGCGCTGTCGAAATTAGCACAAGGAACAGCGCTCTCTGTTCTGGGTGTCACCGGCAACGCGACCGCGAATTATGCGGACATGGTGGCTGGCACGGACGGGCATGTGATGCGCCGTTCCGGAACCGCGATCGGCTTCGGCACCATCGCAACCGCCGGGATTACCGACGATGCTGTAACCGACGACAAACTTCGCAACAGCGCGGCCGTGAGCGTCATCGGCCGATCAGCCAATTCATCTGGCGGCCCGGCGGACATTGCCGCTGGTGCGAATGATCAAATTCTGGCGCGCGTGTCGGACGCGTTGTCGTTTGTGCAGATCACGATCGGGATGATCCCCGATGCACTAATCACCTTCGCGAAGCTGGCTTCGGCGGCCGTTGCTGCGATTGCCGATGTTCGCGCCGCCGTCGCAAGTAAGCTTCTAACGGCTGACCTTATCGAAACGGCTTCAGCCGTTGTCACGCTCACTGAAACCGGCGGTGCTGTGGCGGTTGACTGGGACACGTTCATCAACGGCGTGGTGGTCGTTGATCAAGCAACTGCGATAAGCAATCCGACGAACGGGCAGCCCGGTACGTGGCGCACAATAATGGTGCAAGGCAACGACGGCACGGATCGCACGATTACCTTCGGTAATCAGTTTCTCGGTGAAGTTCCGACGATTGCTGATTGTGATTCCGCGAAGTGGTATTTGCTGACGATCTTTTGCTACACGGCCTCACACTTCGTTGTTTCCGCGAAGGTCGCCAAGACATGATCGACCTGCCGCCGCCGGTAGTTTGGCAGCCATCACGGCCTGCAATCATTCAAGCGGTCGAGCCATGGCAAAAGGAAGTGCATCGCAAGCTGGCAGCTCTCGGTATCGACAGGCGTGTGCGCTTAGCCGTTGTCTCGGAACTGAAGCGTCTCGAAGGTGTCCGAAGCAGCTTGGTACGCGCCTCGATCGACGAGGTTGCGCGCTACGCGGATTCTTCGGGCCTGCTATTGGCAATATTGCCGGGGATGTTTCCTGCCGGTTCAGTGGCTGCGGCCCCACCATCTGGTGCAAGCTGGGGCGATGGGCTGGCTACTCAAACCTTCGGCGGCGCCTCATCGTCCGGGTGGAATACATACAACATTCGTGTGGTGATCTTTCAGCCGTTCTTAAAAAGTGGCACCAAGATCAGGATCACATTCCGCGGCAGCACTCTTGTGATTACGGATTGCGCAGTGGGCCACTATGCGGGAAGTGGCGATGTCTATGATCACGCCAGTTCGGTGCCGTACACCTTCGGCGGCGGAAACGCGGGCGTCACGCTTTCAAGCGGTGTGGACACCTTGGGCGACGAAGTAAATTTCACTTTTGCCGCCGGCACGAATTTGGTCGTGGCGATGCACACATCCAGCGGCGTCGCGCGCGATCAGGCAAACGATACCTTGGGCGAAACCTGGTACAAGGCCGCCGCGAGCCAAGTGGATACGGGAAACGTGACGGGCTACACGAAACTCACCGGCCGCGGCATAACCGCAATCAAGAGGATTGAGGTTTACGGTTAGGAAACCCGAACAGTTCGACGTATTCCGCCGGCGTCATCTCGCCCAATTCGCTGTGCGGATCGTATTCGATCAGCAAAACCTTAGTGCCGTCGTCTTTCACGCGGCGGCGGTCTTCGGGAAACGATTGCCAAAAAGCTTCAAGTTCAGGAGTGAGTTCTTCGGCCATTGGACCCTCGGTCGCCCGGCATGTGCCGGGACGGGTGATTGCGCGTGACCGAAGCCGCACGCCTCACGTATTTCCCGTGAGGGTATTTTATTTCGTGAGCCGCCCGACATAGGCGAAGGCTCGGTTACGCGCTGTTTGCGCGATGCTGCTTCCCGCAATCACTCGATCGGCAGCACTGAGAATCTAGGCCCTGCGGACTGAAACCGCAACGCCGCCTAACCCCCTGAAATACTGACAACAGAGCCGCTCTTCGGGGCGGCTTTTTGCGTCTAAGGGCATGGGAAAACTTCTTCAGGCCTTGGCGCTGACGATCGCGCTCTTCGCTGCGCCGGCGACAGCGGCCGACTTTTACACCGCCGGCGACAGCCACGGCCGTGAAATCGCGCGGCTGCTGGGCTGGAACACGGTCACGGTCGATGGTGTGTCCGCACAGGATCTACCGCGGCAGCTCGCGTTGGCTCCTTTCGGTGCATTCGTTCTGGTGTCGATCGGCACGAACGATTCCGCGCGCGATGATCTCGTGACCACGGTGCCGTTCTACGTGCAGGCAGCGCTCGACGTTGCCGAGTGGCGCGGTCAGAAACTTGTCTTCATCGGGCCATCGGCGGTTCGGCGCGCAGGCTGGAATAAGCGCGCAGACACGATCGACGGCTATCTAGAAACGCTGCTCCACGCGAAGGGCGTTCCTTACATTTCCAT